CCTTCTTAAATGGTATCTTAGGTCTAAGCTTATTTATATTGCCACGCTCATCGAATCAAGCTTGAACCTTGTTCAGGTCAACCCCAAACGAATTCAATAAATCAGCGCCAGCAGAGTTCGGCTGTAGCGTACAATCTTTATTGAATGAGAGGCAGCGCCTGAATAAGCACTGAATGTATTGCCTTTAACGTCTTTGAGTGATATATACCATTTCTCGTCGTTACTATCCTTTAGTTCAATATCGCCAATGATAGCGCCTAACTTTTCAATGGGTATGCCCTCTTTTCTTGTTGAACCAACCCTTTGCTTCACTGAAACGATTTCTGAATTTGCGAATGGCGTATGCGCCTCATTCATCTAGTTGATGAGACTTGACATCTCACTGTCTTGCCGTATCTTAAAAAACTGGTCTAGATTTTTTACCGTTCGAATCTCGAACTTTTCGCCCGAGTTTGCGCCACGGGCAATGATGATGTCATACATCTGGTCATTGAACGTGAATGAGTAACTAGGAAATTTGGAACTGTTAGGCGAAATATCATTAAACTTCAGGAGCTTAATGTTTGAGTCCTTTTTTAGCTGATTGCCTAAATGCTCAATGACTGCCACACTGATATCTTTCTCTTTATTGATAAGCTGGAGTCTATACTCACGATAGCGTTTATCATTTGAGCCAGTCGTGCCTTTAGGATACGTAGGAGCAACCTGATAATTCTTTGACTTAATCATAGAATTCAGGTGGTCGGCTATCTTCTGAAATGCTTCATTTGTCTTTGTCATGTAGATACCCAATAGTTATATCTACATATTTATACGTAAGTCAACTACGTCTCATCGTGGCATAGTCTTTAGGATTATCTCCACGTCCAACTGGCACGAGGTTGGATTTATGCATCGTTGCAATGCCAATCATGTAGTCACCCGAATAGACAGGCTTCTCTTTCTAAAGGCCGGCACTTGAGTCATTAGGCGATGTATGACTTGGGTAATACGTTTCGTCCCGTAGCCTAGTGTTCTCTGGCACGTATGCCTCGAATGCTTTCTTCTTGGACTTCACCTTACCGGTTCGGAATGCAATGCAGTCTTGCAGAGTATTTAACTGAAGGCATGGCATATTCTGCTTTCGCATGTCCTTGCTATGCTGTCTCCAGTCTTTCTCCATCTGAGCAAGGTCAACCTTTTTTGGCTTGCTTGCGGGTGCGTACACACCTTTGATCATGTACATAGTCATGCAAATGCGCTCCTATTCCATTGACTATAGACTAGGTTGACAAAAGGAAGCGCCGGAAAGACGCACCGCTGTTTGCTTCACGTTGTCCTCACTATAAACATCGTAGGCGCACTCAAGAATACGAGCCTCCTGCAACGCCTCACTAACCAAATTTTCCAATCGATTATTTTCCATAATGTAACTCCATGTAGTTTATGCACAGAAATACAGTATACATCATTCCGAAGAAGTTGTCAAGCGAAAACCTGATTTATATAAATAAATATTGGGTGCGTGTAAATGTGTAATAACAAGAGGCAAGTGTAAACGTTAGAAAACAACTCACAGCAGGAATAACTGGGGAAGCATTATTAGATGCAGCTGGGGTTCCTCCCAGTCACGCAAACATGTAAAAGGCAGCTTTCGTTGCCTTTTACTCTATGTGGGTGCCGAGTTTCTATTTTAGTCCACCGAAGTTGGGCTTTTTATTTTGCTTTGACCGATACGATATGATGTTATCATCACTCGCATAAGTTGGCTCAGTCCTATCTACGTATGAACTTTTGTTAGCAGAGGCCTTTGAGTCACTGACCAAATATTGGGCAGAGTCTTCGGCATCATAAAGCTTCATCTTTGACCGATCAATACCGATAACGAAACGTTTGAGGGTATTGGTATCACCCTAACGGTTCTTTAACTGCTTTACCATCAACTGACCTAGACCTTCAAGTTCTTCAGTAGATATCAAACCAAACATAAAGTCGGCAGTAGCTGGCAAACCAAAAGATTCCGAGGTATCTTCCAGGTTCAAGTCAGAACTACTATAGCCTGTACGAGTCGTTTGGGTAGCACTGAGAACTGGAACGTTGAACTCTACGGCTAGAACACGCAACTCTTCGGCAATTGCCTTGATAAGAGTGTAAGAGTTCACATTACCGCCAGCTTTCATCCTAGAACTAGTAAAGATATTCAGGTAATCGATAAAGACGATATCTGGCATAAAGTTCTTCTTTAGCTTCAACTCATTCAGTAGGTGCCTGAAGTGAGCAGACCCAGCGCTAGCAGTAGGAAACTCTTTCACGATTAGCTTACCAGTCGTCTTTGCCTTTACTCGGGCAATACGTTTCTCATAAACATCCTTTGGCATCTCGGATAGAGAGTCAACGGTAGTGTTCAGTAAGTTGGCATCAATACGCTCTGAAATCTTCTTTTCTGCCATTTCCATAGTAATATACAGCACGTTCTTACCATTCATAAGGTTAGAGGCTGCACAATGGGTCATGAACAAAGTCTTACCAATGCCAGTGCCTGCAAGAGCAATAGATAGTGACTTACGAGATAAGCCACCCTTGGTAATCTTATTGAATAGCTCTAGGTCGAATGGCACCTTGTCTTCTTTAGTGTGATAGAACTGGAATCGTGCTTCAGTATCTTCAAGGAAGTCATGTCCGATACTCTGGTCAAACGACACACCAAGAGCCTTAGACAATAGATCAGGAATGGAACCCTTATCTAATGTCTTATGGTGACCATCTAGCGCAAGAATGGATTCACGAACGGCATTATAGATTGCCTTGTCTTGACAGAATTTCTCTGTTGTATCGACAAGCCATTCCATATCCGTTTTATCATCATATTTCAATGAGTCGATTAGCGTAACGATAGCCTTGTATTGGTCGTCGTTAAGGGTGGTCTTCTCTCCAATGACGAGCTTCAGTAAGTCCTTTGTAGGAACACCGTTGTACGTCTCAATATAACTAGCAACTGTTTTATACAGCGTTTTCTCAGCGAAGTCACCGAAGTACTCCTCGCTAAGAAAGGGAATAACCCTACGCATGTAATTTTCGTTATGCAGTAGACCTGCAAGAACGGTGGATTCAATCATCTAAATCATTTTCCTGTACGTTAAGATTGGATTGGTCAGTAAACATCTGACCTGATGCCATAGTATAACACGATTTGATGGAGGATGCAAGATCGGTTTTCTCAAACATCATCAACCAGAACTCAGAACTCTCAAGGACTTCTTTAGCTCTTATCTTGTTAGTAGTCAGGATTTCACCAGTCTTAGGGTTAACACCTTCATACCAGCCAAGGTTAGGCTTAGTGGTGTAACCGCCTTGTTCTGCCACTTCCATCAAGCCAGACCATTTAGAGATACCGCCTTCGAATGTGACAGTAACTGGAATCTTGGACTTCTCACGAATATGGCGAGACTTCTCGATGTTAATGATTAAGTGGTAACCCATAATCTCAGTGCCTGCCTTCTCTTGCTGACGACCGATAATCCAGATAGCGTCAGCAGAATAGTAAGCACCTGTACCACCAGAAACGATATCTTTAGGATACAAGCCAATCTCTTCGTACGTATGGTTAACGGCAACAAGAGGAATGTCTTTCAGGTTCAAGTGAGGAGTGATCATACGGAACAAGGACTTCATTTGCTTTGCCCGTGACATATCAGCTACAGACTTACCGTCCATTGCATCTTGCACTTCTTTCTTGGATGCTAAGTTACCAATCGAATCGATAACGATACAGACTTTATCATCCTTATTGATACCTTCTAGCTGTTTCATGATATCAAACTTCAGTTCTTCAACGTCGGTGATAGGAGTGTGAACAACCTGTTTCATGTTAATACCAAATGACTCAAAGTATGCCTGTGGTGTACCGAACTCTGAGTCATAAAACAGAATGACCGCTTCGGGATACTTCCTCTGATATGCGGCAGCCATCAGCAATGCGAATGCTGATTTGAAGTGCTTCGAAGGACCTGCTAGCATCAGCAGACCAGGCACTAAGCCACCGTTAACACGACCTGATAAGGCTACGTTGATCATAGGCACTGGTGTTGGTGCCATATCTTTCTTACCAAAGACCTTCGAGTCCATGATAGCCGAAGTTAACTTGATCGTAGAGTTCTTGGCTAGTTTTTCCATCAATGATGACATTTCATTCTTCTATAGTAAATTGCAATTTGTCCATTATAACATCAACCTTTGTAAATGTCAAATAGTTTCTTCTCAAAAGCCTCGATCTTTTCTTTGCGGTTAGGCCAGAGGATTTATTCCTTTTCAGGGTTGGCTTTAAGATTGTTCAGTAGTGGCACGATAGCATTATACAGCTTATCAAGCTTAGACTGGGCTACCACTGCGTTAGATTCCACTTGTGTGGCGGCAGATTTAAGTTGTTGTACGGGAGTCGACTCGTCCTCATCAACTGCCGTAAATCCAAAATCAAACATTTCGTTTTTCATGTAAAAAAGCTTTCTAGTGAATTAACGTGTTCAAGTTTCCATTTGATGGCATTAGATACCAACTCCAAGGGCTCTTTAAACGTCTTGTTAAATTGTGTCTCGTAGTCAATGTACTGGTTAAGACCAAACTCTTCTGGTAAGAACTGTGTGAACGCAATCACATTCTACATAAGAGGGTTTGGCATTTTCATATAGCAAAACTTAACTTTAGTACCATTTCGGATGGTCTCTTGCGATAAGTTGGCTTTCTTTAGTTGCTGATTGAATAGCAACGCACCACGCCCATGAATAGGAGTACCTTTCTTGTAAATTGTGTGTCGATCTTCCCACTTCTCGATATCACTCACGCCACGAGGGAATGAAATATCTTCGGCAGGTAAGGTCTTGAATTCATCAAAGAAGTCTGCAACGAATTTCTGCAACTCCGCTTCGGTAGAATTCAACATCATGTTATACGCCTTAACAAACTTGTCTCGTATTACCTGAGGAGTAGAAGACTTAACAGCCTCAATGCCCATGATCTTAAGCTTTGGCTGGGCGTACTGGACACCTTCGTTGTTGTAAACGTTTAGAATGTATCGCTTTTTGGCCATCCATATGCCTTTGTCTGCGATAGCTTCTCGTGCCATAACCATTCGACTCTCGTAGGCATTCATCTTTTGATATAGCTTGTCATAAGCCTTGGTCAGAATTGGGACGAATTTCTTTTCACAAGATTGGTCGATGAAACTCACATGGTATTTTGGGTTAACGGTTTCTACCAGTGGCCCCATATTGACATACAGCGAGTCACTACCCATGGCAATAACGTAGTCTTTATTGCCGGTCTTAAGGATACCATTCATGGCTTCATTCATCGCCTTCTCAGCCCATTTGATTGATAGCTGACCTGACAATGTAATACCTTCTGCAATCCGCATTTCAAAATAGCGGAAGTACTGATTACCCAGAGCGCCATTAAGAGAGTTTAACAAAATCTTAATAGCCATCTGAGTATTCTCTAGTCTATTTATTTCACGACTCAATTCTTTGGTTTTGGATTTCTCGTACTCTTGCTTTAGCTTCAACATCTCTTTCTTGACCGACTTACGCTCATCGTACAGCCCGACGATAATCTTAGGCATAATGCCACGCTTGTCTTTACGGTACATAGAGCCATTAGCCGCCACAGCGACATCTCGGCTTCGCAATTCTGGATCAATGTCATTCAGAAGGTAGTAGTCAACGCAACTTGCCGTGAAGTCACCTGGGCCACTCAGCAATGTTTCGGGCGACATGTTGTACTGGACAATCAGGTTGGGATACAGCGAGTTCAAGTCAAACGAGGTAACCCACTTGGTCATGCCGACCACTGGGTCTTTAACGTAACCGCCAGAATAATCACTTTTGGGTTTATATAGAGAAGGAGGCACGGCAATCTTTCGCTCATGGAGATAGCGATAGATTATATAGTCCCAGATAGCAGTAGTGCCGAATGTGTCCATGTAATTGACACCACCCTTGATGGCGATAATCAGTGCTAGGTCCATCAAGCCAGTTTGCTTATCAATCTTATCAACTAGCATAACATCTCGGATGTTGTAGTCGATGAACTTCTGGTGATTACTTTTATACAGTGTATGCAAGCTGCCGTATTCTTAATACGATAGCTTTTTCTCGCCTAGGACAACTGACGAAATGTGGTCGAGTGAGTAAGACGACTGAGAACCATAAGAATAGCCAAACTTCTGGAACAAGTCACAGTAGTCAACCTGTTGCACACCATAGATTTCATATGCATCAAGGTTCTTGCCCTTGAGTCCAATCTGGCGATACTTCGTGATGCCAAATGGAGAAAACTTTTTAGTTATCTCTTCACCAAGAATTCGATTTGTACGATTGATCAGGCACGGAATATTAAAGAATCGAATATTCCAGCCAGTGATGATGTCAGGACAATTATGCGACCAGAACGTCAAAAACTTCAACATCAGGTCCTTTTCATCTTGACAACGGACATACCGAATGAAGTCACCCTGCAGGTCAAGTTCGGTCTTTCCTGCATCATAGCTGTCTAAGCCCCATACGTAATAGATGCCGTCACGGCTAGTTCGATACGCAATAGAGATGACAGGATAGTTAGCTTGACCTGGTTCTGGAAACCCGTCATCAGAGGCAACCTCAATGTCAATGTTACCTATTTCAATCTTCTTCAGGTCATACTTTATGACACCAGGAAACTTGTCTCCGATAAACTGTGTAACAAAGTTCTCGTTACCATGGATTTTAAAGTTATCAATGTCCTCATACTTCTTAACAAAGTCTGATGCCTCACTCATCGACTCTAGTTCAATCGGCTCAACAGAACTACCATCAAGTGCTTTCCACTCAGTAGATGGCTTGTTTGATTGAAGGAACATAGTCGGCTTGAATGGGTACTTACCTTGTACTCGTTGACCATCATCATTGTAGCCACGGTACAGCATCTTGTTGCCATAGCGGTTTACGCAAGTGTAAAAACTCAAATTAGTGCTCCGATGTAAAAGTGTTGCTCACAGTATACGTTACACACATATTGTACACTATGAGAAACAAAAAGTCAAATATATTAGTCAGTTCTTTCGCCTGTGCCGTAGTCTACGACAACAGGGAACCTTGGTACACCGTCGGGTGTAAGTCCAAAGTATCGAAGTGTTGCCCAATCAGGAGTCACTTTCGACTCTAATAGGGTCTTCATTTCTGCTTGGCTGCCTCGAACACCGGCACCAACTTCAGTGCCGTCAGGCATACGGAGTACGAATCGCTTAACGTACCCTGCCCAGTTGCCTTGACCTTCGACAACAGCGACGACTGGAAACTCTTCTGTGATGAACTCTTTACGCTTCAACAGACTATTACAACGTTTGTTCTCATATGCCGTATCGTTACGAACCATCTGACCTTCATAGCCGTCAGTCATGTACTCGCCGTACTTCTCATCAAGCTGGTCTTGAGTGTCACACCAAACAGTAGGTACAAGTTTCAGGAAGTGCCACAGTGGTGACATACGACCAAGTGCTTCGCTTCGCAGGGCAAAAGACAATTTGGTATCTTTGCCGTCGTACATATCATACACGTGGTATTGGACAAGCTTTTCTGCCTCTACGATATCAGCCGGGGTGCTCTTCGTCTTACGCACCAGGCTAACAATCTTGTTAAAGTCTTCTTTCATTTCATGGTTGTAGAGTTCGCCATCAAGTACCAACTTCGGATTCTTTACGAAGAATGGCTCAACGTCTTTCCAGATGTGAGGGCAGCTATTGATCAACTTACCGCTTCAAGTCCAGAGACCTTGGGCATTAGCTACGCAACGAATACCATCAAGCTTAGGCTGACTGTAGCCTTGGCTCTGTGGACGTCTTGTGTAGTCATTGGCAAGCATAGGAGCAAACTTATCGTAGAAGTCTACCTCACTGATATCAATAAAGAACTCTCGTTTGATGCGCTTATCCCACTCTGCTTTGGCTTCGGCTTGCGCTTGCGTGTACGAGGTAGTACCGTTGACCTTGCCCACGTTCTTGGGTTCACTCAGATTCCATCCGCTTGTGACAGGCTGACCATCTTGTAGGCCACTGACAGTTCTGGTGCCTGCGTGGTCTTCGTTGGAATAGCCAACTTGGATTTGCCAAACTCGGATCTTGCCGTTAGGGTCTCTTTTATACAACTCTGGCAGTTTTTCAATGTGTTTCATAATAAGTCCTCAGTTAATAATGTATAGTAACACACTTTTCAGGTGTTGTCAAGCGAAAAGGAGGCTTTCGCCCCCTTCTCTTAGTCTTTCTTAGATACGAATCCGTAGAACTCTTGGGCTTTCGCCATCAAGTCCTTCATTGGATATGGCTCTAATCCTTTACTCATGTCCTCGGCAGTCTTCTTACCTTGTTCAAACATTTGTTGTGTGAACGAGACATTCATTTCCCACTGGCGGTCCATGTAATCTTTAGCCATGTGTAGCATTTCGGCACGAATTTCAAATGGATTTTTGTTAGACATAGTTCTTTGTCCTTTCCATTGTCTTCTTCATGGTATCTGCCAACTTCTCTACGCCTTCTTTTTCTTTAGTGAGTTGATTAGAGTAGTAGCCAAAGTTATAGGCATTTAGTGCCTTTTCGTAAGATTTCCATCCAACGACCTTTAGGTCAACAAACGAATTTACAAATGCGACATTGCTATCGATGATGTTATTTAATTTAAACATATTTTCTCCTGTGATGTGTTTAAATGGGAGGGGTTACCTCCCACCGTGTTTACTCTGTTAGCAGTTCAGGGCTAGTAAGAGTAGGCATATTGATTGCAATTCGTTGAGGTTTCTTTTTTTCTATAACTACATTCTCTAGCAAAATACGAAGCATGCCATGCTCCATAGATGCGTTTCTAACGACAACGGTATCTGCTAGCGTGAACGTTCTGGTGAACGCACGTGCCGCAATACCTTTGTGTAGATACTCTTTCTTATCATTTTCGCTCACTTCACCTTTAACACTGAGTACTCCATCCTTGACGGTGATGTCAACCATATCGTAGCGCGTTTAAAGAGTTAAAGTTGTCTCCCCCATGAGTTCGGACCAGTGAAACTAATAGTGATTGAGAAATGCCAGCAACTGCCATCTCTACGATGTAAGTAGTGTCACTCTCTTTAGTGATATTGTAAGGTGGGTAGGGTGTAGCTTTTTGTGCCGTATTCTGGATTGCAGCCATACGGTTAAAGATTCTGTCGAATCCTACGCTAGTGAACGGATCACATTGTGTTTGAATATAAGTCATAAGACCTCCTATAAAGCAAGGTTTATAAAATTGAGTCCCCGAAGGCAACTCAATATTATTTATACAAAATTAAATTCCCGTGGAGCCGAAACCACCAGTGCGATTGGTCTTAGCTGTGGGAGCTTGATCAACTACAACGAATGTCGGTTGAGTTGGGTTCTTGACAACTTCGGCCTGTGCAATACGGTCGCCATCTTTAATAACGATTGGACAGTTCGAAGTGTTCCAGATCATAACATCCGTCTGTTGAACATAGTCAGCATCAATGACGCCTTCACAGTTCATAACTGTAATGCCTTGCTTCAGTGCAAGACCTGAACGTGGATGAATACGAACAGATTGATCGGAACGAAGGTCAAAGATTAGTCCAGTAGGAACAAGCACTCGCTCTTTTGAACCAAGTAGGATAGCTCCAGGATACTGGTCTTCCTCTCTCAAGGCGTATTCAAGCTTAATGTTATCCGCATCATACAACGTGATGCTATCGCCTATACGTAAAGACGCTTTTAGATCAAAGCAGGCTGCCCATGCAGTTCCAAACTCAGGTACATGCGCTTCAGGAAACAACTTGAAGACTTCAATCTTGTCACCTGATACAGTAATTGTTGGAGTGAAGGCATAATTACTGTTACCGAAAGTGATAGTTCCCGAAGGATACTGCGAATTGATTATATAAGTTTCGTCAATTTTCATAATATAGTCCTTTGTTTACCGTTTTTTACCAATTGAATATTTGGCAACTAGTTCCCATTCACCTTTTTCTTTGTGAGGAAGAATCTTGATCTGTGATAGCGGGGCTCTAGGCTCTGCGATCAATGCTGAATCAACAGCCTTAATCAATTCCCATTCCCCAAGAAGGGCTACAATGGTGTTTCTATGTGCCTTGTCCTCTTCAGAAAAGTCATTCATTTTACCGTCTAACATGAAGAGTTCTTTAAAGTGTACAATGTAGTACTTGCCTTGCTTATGTAAGATATGGCAAGACTGGTACAACTTTTGTTCCTTTTTAGATGCAATGCCAATTCAAGTTAAAGTTTCTTTTACTTTAAGAAAGCTTTCTTCATTTGGCAGATTTACTTCTACGAGTCTGTCTACTAAATTCATTTTTAATACCACCTGTTTCTTGTTGTCTTTTTATGACACATAATTGGTCACTAGACAACAGAGACAGGTATTCTTGGCCGACAATCTTATTACATTTATAATAAGCACATTCCAATTCAAGTTCTTCGTTGCTAGCATTCTTAACCCATTTCGCAAATCGCTTCTTAGGCCTAATGCTATTTATAAGACACTCGTACTGCATGGGGACGTTTATCCAAAAAGCCGGAGATGTAGGCCCGGTCGAAATAGGCCCCGACGAAATAGGCCCGGCAAATAGGCCCGGACGAAA